AACAAATGCTTCAGGTTTCAACGTAGTAACTTTTGCAGGTAATGTTCAAGGTGGTACAACGGTTGATTTACCGATATTACCTGAATCTTCTGCAAACGTTCGTTCAAACGTTCTCATGGCTCCGAAATCTATTGCTTTTGCAGTTGAAATCGGAAGACTTGACTGTGAACGTTCTGCAACTCACGTAAACTCTTGGGAAGTAACAATTGATATGTGGGTTAAAGCAGTTAGACTTCAAGGTTCTAAAGTTATAATCTTGACTTCTACTATGTAGTAAATAAAAAAGGCAGACTTGTATTAAGTTACAGGTCTGTCTTTTTTCGTATAAAAAAGGGAAATAATTATGATTACATCTGTTCTTGATATATGCAATATGGCACTTGATTATTGCAACGTTAGAAATATTACTGCTATTGATGAAAAAACAAAGCAAAGTGAAAAGTGTAGAATGTGGTATGACACGGTAAGAAAATCTTTACTGTTGAATATGAACGCAAGTTTTTCAATTAAACGTGCAGTTCTTGCAGAAGTTGCAAATTTCACACCTGTTTACGGTTATACAAAAGCATATGCACTACCTCATGACTGCCTTCAGGTTCTTAATTTAGACAGTCCTATAACTGATAGATTCTATCAAATTGAAGGTGATTATCTTTATTGCAACAAATATGATTCAGATGAAAACATAAAAATCAGATACATTGCTGATATTGAAGACGTTACAAAATTTGATGCTGAATTTTGTGACTGTCTTGCACTTAAACTTGCAGAAAAAATCTGCTTACCACTAACCGAAGACGAACAAAAAACAAGTATGCTGAAACAACTTGCACAACAAAAATATGTTGAAACATCAACAAAATACGGACGTGATAACAGAATGATAGTTATTAACACTCCAAAATACAGACACGCAAAATGTTTTGCAGAAATACAAGATTTTAATTATCCAGCAAGATAAGGAATTTTTATAATGAGAACATCAATACCAAAAAACAATTTTTCTTCAGGTCAAATTGACCGTGATATTAAAAGCCGTTATGATTTACCTTTATTTCAAAACGGTCATGAAATTTCACGCAATTTTTTTCATACAGTTAAAGGTGATGTTTATTACAGAACAGGTTTTGAGTTTCTTGAAGAAATCGGTAATTCAGCACTATATGAATTTAAGTTTAGTCAAGAGCAAGCATATCTTTTGGTATTCAGAATTGAATATATTGAATTTTGGACATATAACGCAAATGGCGAACTTGTTCAGGTATTAAACAATAACAACGAACCTTTAACACTTATTCACCCATGGGGAACTGAAGTATTTAATTTGAATATGACACAAAACTGTGATGTCTTATATATTAACCATAATGACGGTCATTATGCAGAATACCAACTAAAAAGAACGTCTGCAAACTCGTTCACTTTAGATAAAACAAATTACACAAATTCAGGTACGGCAAGTTTATCAAATGTATCTGAATCAACAAATCATGGTTTTCCTTGCACATGTGCATTTTATGAAAACCGTTTGAACAGATGCAGTTCTTCTAAATATCCGACATACCTTTATGGTTCTAAAGGTGCAGATTATAATAATATTACAGTTGGTACAGGTACAAATGACGGTTATCAATTTGACCTTGCAGAAGCGAATTCAAAAGCACTATGGCTTGAATCAGGTGTAAACAGTTTACTTGTTGGAACTGCCGAAGGTATTCTGACCGTAAACGGTGGAAGTGTAACACAGGCAATTACACCTGAAGATATATCTGCAAAACTTTCATGTCGTGACGGTGTAGGGAAAGTCAGACCTGTGCACAAAGACAATTATGTGTTCTTTGTTTCAAGTAATCACAGACTTCTTTATATGTTTGAATATGATGTATTGCTTGAACAATTTAAAGCAACAAATTTATCAAAAGGTAATTATGAAATCACAAAAGGTGGAATTAAAAAACTTGCAAACAAGTTTGACCGTTTCGGTCTGATATTTGCTTTATGTGGTGGAAGACTTTTATCAATTTGTTTTTCAAATGATGAAGCAGTAAACAGTTGGTCTGAATTTATTACTGACGGTCAATTTATTGACATATGCACGGTTACACGTCCTGACGGTAATTATGATTTATTTGCTAATATCAAACGTGTAATAAACGGTGTAACAAGATATTATCTTGAAAGACTAACTGAAACAGTTGAATTTTCAAGGTTTGAAGATTTTGTTTCAGACGTTCCTGAAGGTGCAACTGCAACAGATATTCTTGAATTAAAACAGGAAGATAAACACGCATTTTACAGGGAAATTGCAGAAGAATTACGTGAATGTAATTATCTTGACTGTTCAATGAAATATTCAGGACTACACACAAGCACAATAACACTGAATAAAACAACAAAGGTTTTAACCTGTTCAAGTGCAGATTTTTCTTTAAATGATGTAGGAAAAAGAATATGGTATAAAACAGTTACAGGTCGTGAATATGGTATTTTAGATATTGTTGAATATACTGATTCAACACACGTTAAAGTTAATATTCTTCTTGAACCAACAAGTTTATCAACTTCAAAATGGTATTTATCTGCAACACACTTAACAGGTTTAAATCACCTTGAAGGTGAAACAGTTGCCGTTGTTGGTAATGGTGGTTATATTGGTGATTTCGTTGTTGAAAACGGTGAAGTTGATATTTCAAGTGCTAACGTTAATAAAGTTGGCACGGCAATTATCGGTTTGAAATATAAAGGTGTTTTGAAAAGTCCTAACTTGGGGTTACTACTAACTTCAAACGGAACACAAACTTTCAGTAATATGAAAAATATTTATAAAATCGGCTTACAAATGAGTTTTTCGGCAGGTGGTAAAGTCGGAAGTAATTTATACGATTTAGCAGACGTTCAAGACTTTAACCCTGAAGGTCTGTATGACGTACCACCTTTACCAATGGACGAATACAAAGAAATTCAATATGAAGACGATTATGACCGTGAAAAACATTATTTTGTAGTACAAGACAGTCCGTTACCATTTCATATAACGGCTATAATTCCACACTATAAACACGTTTCAAGAACGTAGAAAGGATATATAAAATGGCATTACCACTTATACCGATAATTCTTGCAGTTACTGCACTTGGTTCAGGAATTGTTCAAGGAATTTCTAACGCAAAAAATGCAAAAGCAGAAGCAAATGAAGTTGTGAATCAATTAAAAGAACAGAGTTCAGAACGTGCAAGACAAGCAAAAAAACTTATGCAACAACAAAAAACATCTTTCTTGAAAAGTGGTGTTTACTTTGATTCAGGTTCACCGTTAGCAGTTATTGATGAAACGTTTGATACTATGAGCAAAGACATAAATGCTATGGAAAAAGATGCCAATGCAAAAATAAATAACCTTATGCGACAAGGTAAAACTGCATTTTATAACTCACTTCTTGAAGGTGTTGTTAATGCAGGTATGGGTTATTTCTTGGGTGGTGGTTCAAAGGCAACTGCATCACTCGGTAATATCGGCAGTAAAATATCTAATTCAAAACTCGGTACGGCAGTTCAAAATTGGTACAATTCTTCTCGTGGTTGGACTAAAGGAAGTTTTGGAAACCTGCCAACAAGCAACGGTTTACCTTCAGGGAATACCACAAAAATAGTATAGGAGTAAATAACAATGCACATACAACAAGGTGACGATAGACAATATTTTTCTAAAGGAATTGCTGAACTTGATACTTCAGGTCAAATTGCTGATATGTTCGGTCAAGGTGTGCAAGCAGGTGTTTCAATTACTCAAAAGGCAAATGAATCAACTCTTGCAAGTAATCAAATTGATTTATCAACAAAATTTCTTGCAGAAAATAATAAAATAAATTTGAAATATCAAGCAGACCCGACAAACCCACAAAGAGAAGTTGAACTTAAACAGGCATTTGAATCACTTTCAAATCAGTATAAGGTAAACCCACTTTGTCAAAAACAGTGGTCTGATATTAAGACAAATGTTTATGACAGATATAAAACGTATAATGCTCAATGGGTTGAAAAACAACAACAAAGCAATATTCAAACTAATCTGAAAAACGGTTATGAAAACCTGACAAATCAGGTTTCAATGTTAGGTTTAAACGGTGCAAATATTGATGAAGTACGTCTGATTTATGCTAACGGAATTGAAGGACTTCGTAACGGTGCAGTTGCAGGTTTAGGTGAAGTTGTTGTTGATAACTTTTTAAAAGATGCAAACCATGATGTTATGGCAACATATATTTCTGCACTTGCACTGAATAACCCACTTGAAGCACAAAGACTTTTAAAAGACGAGGGTGTTAGAAACGATATAGGCAGAGCAGAAACACTTGAAAAACTTGAAAATTACGTTACTACATCTTTGAAAAATCAAAGCACAAGAACGGCAGTTGAAGAACTCGGTAATACTTTACGCAGTATGAATTCTGAAGATGCTGAAACAATTCTTGACGGTAAAGCAGATTTAAACAAAGTAATGAAATTTATTGAAACTAATAAAAATTTACCTGAAGGAAGTAAAGACCTTGTACTTGGTATATATGGACTTTCTTCAAAAACAGACTACTACTATGACAGGGATAAAAAGAAAATTGTGAAAGACCCTGAAGGTGGTAGTCGTGGTTCTCGTGTTGGAACTGCTAAAATGACACCATTAGACAAAAAACTATGTGCAGAACAACTTGAACAAGACCTGCACGATTTAATCAGTTTTTCAACAGATAATTCAGGCAATTACAATGTCAAGGAAATTAAAAAAGGAAAGCAACAACAACAAGCACAACAGGGTTTGTTTGGTTATATGCAGAATATAGCACGTATGCAGGGTAATATTGATTCTGCATATTCAGCAGGTGTTATCACAAAAGAAGAAAGAAACCGTATGATGAACCAATACATCACACCTGTTACAGACTATCTTGAATCTAATTTAAGCCAACTTGACGAAAGTTCTATTAAAGGTATTGCAGGTAAAAAATTAGGTTATGACAGAATTGCAAAACAATTCAGTACAGAAGGTCTGAAAAAACAAGCAGATATTCTTGAAGTAAACAAACAGAAATTGTTTGCACAAAATTACTATCTTGATGAATTAAACAAAGTTGTTGCAAAAACACCGAACTTAAAAAGTGTTTATGATATTGAATCTTTACCTTCAAGACAACAACAAGAGATTTATAAAACGGCTTCTGAAAATGCCTTGTTACGTGCGAAAAGGTGGACGGATAAACCTGAATATTTCTTTGCTAAAGAATATCCAACCGTTTACACACAACCGTTCACCTTTTTTAATAAACAAGAAGCAGGACTTATTAACAGAGTTGTTGCAGAAGCAGTTTATAAAAGAGAGTTTGAAAACCCTGACGGAACATCTAAACTGAACCTTCAGGACTTTGCAAACAATAAAATGATTACTGAAATAAATAATCAGGCAAAAGTGAACAGAATCAAGGCAGGTGGTACGTTAGATTTAAGAAGTACAGAAATGTCAATTTCAAGACCTGCACCTAAAAATATAAACGAATTCTACCAAAGGGTTAAAGCACTCGGTGTAACACCTGAACAGTTCATGGAAGATGCAAGAAACAGAGGTTTTTTAAGAACACCTGATATGACATTAAAAGAACGTTTCAGATATGCACATATGCAACAAACAGGACAAATTGACCCTATG